TTTGGAAACATTGGTTACCCAAACGCAAGAATTGATGAAGAAAGTGCCCGGAACTGATATTGGAGTCGTCCAGTTGCAAGAAACTTGTGACTATTTGACGGATTCATTTAATGTTCTGAAATTGAGAAGAATGCACGGAAAGGTTAAGTTAACAAATGAGGTATCTAGGATCATTGATGCTGTGGAGAGAGATTTTGGCAAGTACAAAATCGAGAACGTACAATCGCTGCGAACAAAAGGCGATGGAAGGAAACGTACTCCAGCATTATTTGATTTCTTTGGACTGGCAGGATGTGGTAAATCAGAAATGGTGAACCAGTTTGCTCGTGACTTAACGAATCCCAAGGTTACACAGGGTATTAAATGGAATCCCGATAATCTGGTATATTCTCAGAATCCAAATACAAAACATATGGACGGATATAGAGGACAGAACATTCATATACAAGATGATGCTATGCAAGGAGTTGGATATACACCCGAGGCTTCTGAAGCTTTGGAGTTAATCCGAACCGTTAGCCCAGTGGAAATGCCAGTTGTAATGGCATCTTTGGCTGACAAAGGTATGTTGTATTCATCTTATATGATTTTAAGAACAACGAATGTTCCGTTCCCTACACCTAAAGAAGTGGCGTGTAAGGAAGCACTATGGAGAAGAAGAACGCGCTTGGTCGAAGTAATTCGATGTGAAGACCTTGATTGCAAGTGTCAGAACTACCCAGGCGTGCGTGGAAGAAAACACTTTAATCTAGTGGATCCATTAGGCGGAATCCCGATTGGTAGCACTGTAACACCACAGAGTCCTGAAAAGGCTTATGTGATATTGCCTGGTAAGCGAGTTGCCAAGGGTTTATTTTATTATGAACTCTTAGCAATCATTGGGCGAGATGTTACCACTTGGTGGCAGGCGGATCCTTCGGGACAACCGTTTTTGGAACTGGATGATGATGTATTTGAAAGAGAGGGTCTTCGACACGAGGTTAAACCCGAAGAGTTGGAGACTGATTGGCCGTTGAAGAAGGACATCTTCGCATACACACCCGATACTATGGAGGAAAAACGAGATGGTACCAAACCGTATTTTGTGGCCGAACCTAGACATTTGATGTCAACGGAGAGGGCTTGCTGTTTGAGACCTTTTGAATTTAGTTCAAAGATCGCGGTAAAGCAGAACCCAGTAACATGGGATCTAAGTGTGTGTAAGAAGGAGATGAAGATCTACGACAAGGAATTTAATCAGGCCGTCACGTATAACGTGGCTTATGAATTGATGACACCGACCGTGCGAATGCTGTATAGCACCTGCGTCCGTAATGGCTTAATAACCTATTATGATGAAAGAGTGGTGCCCAAGCGTTTGCAGGCGAAAGCTGGTATTGCAATGAGAGCTTATGATGAGAATCGAATGGACTTAATGATGAAGAATGGACATGCTGTGTTGCTAGTGATGGAGGCGGAGAGGCAAAGATTAGCGCGTTTTAATCGCGTATTAGATTGTGCCGATGCTCACTGTGAAGGACGAAGATTGTGCAATGGTGAAATATCCTATGCAAATCAGATGCGCTGGAAGGGTGAGTATAAAGGACCGTGTGTAGCTAGACATAACGTGACAAGAATTGGAGATGAGAAAGCAAGATTCGAAATCATTGGTGAGTTGCGAACTGACTTCGAACGGGGTCTCGATGTGGCAGGTCAAGTGATGGCCGCTCAAGAGATACCCAGTCCCGCGAAGATGTGGGATGAAGTTGATCAACAATTCAAGCTTCGCCACGAGATGTGGACGGACGCTGATGATTCAAGCGACATGGAAGACGACGTGGAAATGAAATTTGATGAGTTTGTGGAGTACCGCGCTCGAAAGATAGCTTCTTTTGAGGGTGCGATGAAGCAGGCTCGATTCCGAG